ACCGATTTTTTGCGCGACAGCCTCGAAGGGGGGACCAGTGAGCGATACGTCAGAAGCCGTAGGACGCGCGTCAGGGCGTTCGCGCCATCCCGCGGTACCTCCTGTTGCCGCTGTTGAGACTGGGCCGATAGAAACCGCTGTGCTTGAGGACTTATCTGTGCATAACGAACCTGGGACCGCTGGGCTTCGTGCGACTGCTTTGCGTTTGGCTCGCACGCTTGATGGTGATGCTGGTATTGCGACGGCAGCTGTTGCGCGTGAGTTGCGGGCCACTCTTGAGGCTTTGATTGTGAAGGAGCCGGAAGGTGACAACGACGCTCTCGACCGACTCATCACTCGGATGTCTGCCCCGCTTCAGCACACCGCGGACTGATCGCGCAACGTTTGGCCCGAACGTGGGTGAGATCGCTGCGGCCCTTGGTACGCCGTTGATGCCGTGGCAACAGCACGTGGTTGATGTCGCCCTTGAGGTTGATGACGCTGGCCGGTTTGTTTATGACCAGGTCGTGCTGACTGTCCCTCGCCAGGCTGGTAAGACCACATTGATTTTGGCGTTGATGACGTGGCGTGCACTTGGCTGCGTTGAACGTCAGCACATCACCTATGCCGCGCAGTCTGGTGTGGCCGCGCGTGACAAGTTGTTGGACGAATACTTGCCCGTGTTGCAGGCATCGGCTTTGGGTGAATTGTTTACAGCTCGCAAGACCAGTGGGCATGAGGCTTTTATGTTTAAGACTGGTTCACGGTTGACGATCACCGCGGCTACTGAGAAGGCCGGCCACGGTGGCTCGCTTGATCTGCCCGTGATTGATGAGGCGTTTGCTTACACTGATGCCAGGCTTGAGCAGGCGTTGTTGCCGGCTATGCGTGCACGCCGCCGGTTCTTGCCAGGCCCGCAGTTGTGGGTTGTGAGCACTGCCGGCAATGCTGGGTCAACGTATTTGCGTGGCAAGGTTGATGCTGGTCGCCAGTCGGTTACAGATAAATCACTTAGCGGGACTGCGTACTTTGAGTGGTCAGCGGACATCGATGATGATCCCGCGGACCCTGCAACGTGGTGGTCATGTATTCCCAGCATGGGCCACACGGTTGATGAGACTGCGATTCGTGCGGAGTTTGAGACTTACACTGACATCAATGAGTGGCGCAGGGCTGGCCTGAATCAGTGGGTCACTGGTGCGGCTGAACCTGTGTTTGCTGCGAACGTGTGGGAAGACTTATCTGATACTGCTTCGCAGATTAGTGGCGAGATGGTGTTCGGTTTGGACATTCCGCGTGACCGCAGTGAGGCAGTGATTGCTTGTGCTGGTGTGCGTGAGGATGGCGCGTATCACGTTGAGGTTGTTGATCAACGCAATGGTGCGAAGTGGGTTGTGAAGCGTGCTAAGGAATTGCAGGACAAGTGGGGTGGCCAGCTCGTTGTTGATGCTGGGTCATCGGCTGGGTCTTTGATTCCTGATCTTGAGGCCGCTGGTGTGAACCTGCACTTGATGTCAACGCGCGACGTGGCTCGAGCGTGTGGCTTGTTTCGTGACTCCGTGACTGACTCCGTTCTGCATCACCTTGATCAGGCTTCACTCAATGAGGCTGTCAATGGTGCGGCGTTGCGTGACCTGGGTGATCAACAAGCCTGGAATCGCCGCTCTGCCACTAGCAACATCTCACCACTGATCGCTGCGACTAATGCGCTTTATGGCGTGCAGTCGCAGGTTGTTGCCTCTGGTGAGCCCGAGGTTTATTTCATCTAAGGACCCAGATGATTCTTGTTCCTGATTCTAGGCGTTATGTGTCGATGGCTGAGGGCCGTGGTGCACCGCGACCGTTTTGCTATCGCTGGTTGTTGCCGGCGCTGTGTGGTGCGTCACTGGTGCGCTGGCGTGTGGCCACTGTGCTCGGTGTGTTGCTGACCTGCATTGGTATCGCCTCATTGTGCGGGTCGTGGTGGCAGGCCTTGGCTGGTGTCATTGTGTTTGTTGCGTTGCCGATGACTGAGTTCAATCTGCGTAACCCTGTGCTCACCGATTCGTTGAGTATTGGTTTGGCCACTGTGTCAGCTGCATTGTTTGTCAATGACCTGATTGTGCCTGCTGTGCTGGTTGCTTGTGTGGCTGGGATGGTGAAGGAATCGGCGCCTGTCTTTGCTGCGTTGTTTGCTTTCACGCCGTGGCTGTTGCTTGGTTTGATTCCGGTGTTTGTGCACATGGTGATGGTTAAGCCTGGTGTAGATGTTGTGGTTGAGCCTGGCATTGAGGACACGTTGCTTCACCCATTCCGCACTGGTGTGCGCTTTCACCGTCAGATGGTGCTCAAGCGTGACGCGTATCTGATCGCCCCGTGGGGTGGCCTGCTGATCGCCTTGACTGTCATCGATGTACGTCTTGCCCTGTGTGTGGCTGTTGCCTATGGGCAGTTGTTGGTGGCCACTGACACGGTTCGCTTGTATCAGTGGTGCGCACCGTTGGTCATTGTGTACGCGGTTGCGTGTGTGCCTGCCCCGTGGTTGTTGTTGCTGGTTTTGTCCGTTGTGTTCAACCCGTTCCGTGGGGATGGTGTCTAGTCGTGGAGGGTCGTTGTGTTTAAGTCGATCATCCTGCTTGCTCTTGCTGGCGCGTTAATCGTGGCCGGCCTTGCATGGATTCTGCCCGCCCTTGGCCTTATCGCCGCGGGTGTGTGCGTGGGGTTCTTTGCTCTTACTCGTGAGGATGGTCAATGAGGCTAATCGATTCCATCCTGGGGCGTGAACCCGAACGCGCTATCCAGTCGGCAATGGTGCTGTCTGAAACTTACAAGTCTGTGTCTCGTGAGCGCGTGGGTGACAACTTCACGTCCTGGGCCACCGATGGTGTCAGTGGCAATCCCATAGTCGCGGCTGTAATGAACGCTCGCCTAAACCTGTTCACTGAGGCTGAGTTTAAGTTTCGCAACTTGTCGGATAAGAAACTTTACGGAAACCCTGACCTGCTCAAGCTTGAGAAGCCGTGGCCTAACGGCACCACTGGCGACCTGTTGGCACGCATGGAGCAGGACGTGTTCCTGTCTGGTAACGCTTTCATTCGCGACGCTGGTACGCGCCTGGAGCGTTTGCGTCCTGACCGCGTTGAGATCGCCACGGTCTTTGACAATGAGACTGGTGTGGTTGAGGTCGTTGGTTACTTGTATCGCCGTGATGGTATTGGCGAAGAGTTTTATCCTGTTGAGCAGGTAGCGCATTGGGCACCTTTGCCTGACCCGCTTGCTGAGTACCGTGGCATGAGTTGCCTGACCCCTGTGGTGCGCGAGATCAACGCTGACCACGCAATGACTGTGCACAAGCAAACGTTCTTCGACAATGCCGCTACCCCAAACCTTGTTATTAAATACAACACCAAGCTGACGAAGGAAACGATTGACCGCCTTCGTGATCGCTTTAACGCGCGTTATTCCGGTGCCACTGGTGAGAAGACAATGGTGCTCGATGAGGGCGCGGACATGACCATTGTTGGCAACAGTTTTGAGCAGATGGCTTTCACTGATGTGCAGAAGGCTGGTGAGGCTCGTATCGCTATGGCCGCTTCGGTGCCCCCGATTGTGGCTGGTTTGCAGGCTGGCCTTGACGCGGCCACGTACTCAAACTATGGCCAGGCATTGAAGGCTTTTGGCGATAACTTTATGCGCTCACATTGGCGCTCAGCGTGTGCAGCTCTTGAACCTCTTGTCAACGTCCCTGATGGTGCACGCCTTTGGTATGACGTCACTGACATCGCGGCGTTGCAGGAGGGTGAGTCTCAGCGTGCTGAGGCTAACCGCACCAGGGCCACTGCGATGGGTGAGTTGATTCGTGCGGGTTACACGCCGGACTCGGTCACTAACGCTGTGAACGCTGATGACTTCTCGTTGCTATCCCACACTGGCGCTATCCCGACAGCGCTTTACCCGAATGGTCAGGTCCCAGAATGATTGAGTTCACCCGCGCTTACCCACTTGAGGACATCACTATTCGTAGTGGTGGCGATGGTCGCACCGTTGAGGCGTATGCCGCAGTGTTCAACGTGCCGCAGCGCATCGTTGATGGCAGTGGTCAGTACATGGAAGTTATTGACCGCGCGGCTTTTAATAAGACGCTGGCCGATAAGGGCACGCGTTTTGGTGTGTTTTACAACCACGGTCGCACGATCTGGGGCACACCATCGGACGCCTACTCAATGCCCATTGGTACGCCGGAAAGCATTGTCGCTGATGAGCGTGGGCTGTTGACCGTTACTCGATACAACAACACGCCTGTGGCTGACCAGGTTCTTGAGGGTATTCGCACTGGTGCCATTACCGCTCAGTCCTTCAGTGGCTCGTTTGTGCGCTCGGACATTGCTACTCCCCGCGGTGGTTTCAGGCCTGCTGCCGATGGGTCCCTAAAGACTGTTACTCGAACGGAGATTGCGATGCGCGAATACGGACCTACTCCGTTCCCCGCTTATGAGACCGCGGCGATTCTTGGTGTGCGTGCCGAAGACATCGCTCAAGTGCTTGCCAACTTGGACGCTGACCAGCGTGCCGAAGTGGCCAGCCTTCTACAGATTCCCGTGATGCGACTTGACGAAGTTGCTGACACGGATTCCAGCACGTCACTTGACGCCGCTGCCGAGGAGCCGGTCATTGATGACCACTCTGCGCGGACAAACCATTCATTTCAATCCTTGCGCAAACAAGCCAGGGAGAAGGGGGTCCTCTAAATGAGCACCCGAATTGAAGGGCTGGCCGGCGAGCTGGACGCGTTGCGTCTTGAGATCACCGAGCTTGACGCCCTAGAAAACCCAACTGAGGAGCAAGCAGCTCGTTACGCTGAATGCATCACCGAGTGGGACAGCAAGAAGTCTGCACAGGATGACGCGATTGCTCGCGCCGCCAAGTTGGAAGAAATCAACGCTGCACCTACCACGTTCAAGCGTGAAGCCGGTTTCTCTGTTCCTAACGTGATTGTGCGTCAGGACCCATTTGAGAACGTTTCTGCTCTGCGCAGCGATGACTACAGCAATGACACTGTTGCTCGTGCCATTACCGCGTTTGAGACTTCAGGCCGCGGCGTTTCTGACGCTGATCGTGAAGTCATCATTGACAAGATTGAGAACGTTCCAGGCGCCGCTGTGCACGCACTTGTTCACGGCTCACCTGCGTACCGTTCCGCTTTTGGTTCATGGATGAAGACACAGGGTCAAAACTCTTTCTTCAACGCTGAGGAAGTTGACGCGCTTCGTGCGTCGATGACGTTGACTGGTGCCAATGGTGGATTCACCTTGCCAACACTGCTTGACCCCACGTTGATCAAGACTGGTACGGCAACACGTAACCCGATCCGGTCGGTGGCCCGCGTTGTCCAGGGTACGCAAAACGTGCTCAACCTGGTCACTGTTTCTGGTGTTACCACGTATTTTGTTGCTGAAGGTTCTGCATTTACTGACGGCACTCCTTCGTTCACCAATCCCCAAATCACGGCCAGCAAACTCGCCGCCTATCTCACGGGCAGTTTTGAGATCTTTGAGGATTCCAATCTTCAAGCTCAATTGCCTGGTCTGATTGCTGAAGCGTTTGATTACGCTGAAGGCACCGCGTTCATCAGTGGTTCCGGTTCGGGTGCACCTAAGGGAATCGTCACCGCGATCTCTGCGACTGCTGCCTCAACTGTCACCGCGACGACTCGTGGTTCCTACACTTCGGCTTCTGTTGCTGACGTGTTCGCCGTGGTCAACGCTGTTGCTCCTCGCTACGAAGACAACTCCACGTGGGTTGCTAACAAGGCGTGGTTCAACACGACTCGCCAGATTGCTAACCCTTCGGCTGCTGGTCAGTTGCTTCCGCCTGCTGACACGTCACTGCTTGGTTCGCCAATCATCAGTAGCTCGGACATGAGCTCGGCCACCACTTCAGGAACCGTCATGGCCATCCTGGGTGACTTCAGCCAGTTCGTGATCTATGACCGCCTTGGTACGACGGTGGAGTTTGTGTCCAACGTTGTCGATGGTTCTGGTCTGCCTTTGGGTCAGCGTGGACTTGTTGCTTACAAGCGCGTCGGCTCCAACGTTACCGACTTGAATGCCTTCCGTTTCTTGAAGGCCTAGTCACTATCTAGGACTCGCACCAGGGTTAAGCCACGAGCCTCTAACTTTGGTGCGAGTTCTGGGACCAACAAAGTAGGGACCAAACAGTATGCCTAGTAAAGCGAAAACAAATAAGCCAAAACTGACCAGTATCGATAACGTGGTCATTGGTTACATTCACCCAGGTCAAGTCTCAGCGTTCTTCACGCACTCGTTGATTATGTCCCTGATGTCTGATCAGGGATTGCATCGGCGCATTGTGGGGATTGAGCAGGACTGGTCATCGGCCAACGTGTCTGCCTCGCGCAACACTGTGACGCAGCGTTTCCTTGATGATTACACCGCGGACTGGTTGTGGTGGATTGACGCCGACATGGCGTGGGAGCCCGAGGCCCTTGAGCAGTTGTTGGCTGTTGCTGACCCTGTTAATGCTCCGATCGTGGGTGGCCTGTGCTTTGGTGCCAGCAATGGTGAGTTATTCCCCACGATCTATCAGCTCGCCGAGTTTGAGGGTGGGATCACCACGGTCCGGATGCATGACTTTGAACCAAACACTGTGATCCCTGTTGCCGCTACTGGTGCGGCGTTTCTGCTGATTCACCGCAGCGCACTTGAGGCGATTAGGACCCGCGCCTACAACAAGACTTTTACTTGGTTTCAGGAAACTGAGATGGGTGGCCGGCCAGTGGGTGAGGACATTACCTTTTGTCTGCGTGCCTTGGAGTCAGGGTTCAAGACGTTTGTTCACACTGGTGTTGAGGTTGGGCACCACAAGTCACACCTGTTGACCGCTGACCTGCACCGCCAACAACGCGCGGCTGTGAAGGCTGATGAAGGGACTGAGGATGTCTGACCCCAATGAGTTCACTGTTTTATCGCAGTTGGTTGCTACGGCAACGATGGAAGTTACACACGCTGAACCCACTATTGAGAATGAGGAAACGAAATGACCGTTGGTCTTTCTGCCGATAACACGGCTAACAAGTTACTGAACACGATTGGCCGTACGGGCACCACGTTCACTGCTGGTGTTTTGTATGTGAAGCTGCACACTGGTGACCCTGGGTCTGCTGGTACCGCTAATGCTTCTGCTGTGACCACGCGGGTTCAGCCCACGTTCAGTGCGGCTTCGGCTGGGTCGATGGCGATGACTTCTATGGCTTCAACGTGGTCGATGACTGCGACTGAGACGATTAGTCACATCAGTTTTTGGGATGCGTCAACGTCTGGCAACTTTATGTGGTCTGTTGCGTTGACTGCTTCCAAGTCTGTGATTAATGGTGACACGTTGTCGATGAGCTCGTTGACGTTGGCCTTCACACCAATCGCGGCCTAGTCATGGATGAGGCCCAGGTTCTTGCGTTGTTGCAGCAGGCTTTGGCTGATGCTGACGTGACGGATTTGCGCACGATCAGGCTTGCCGCGTTGGAGTTGGCTGTTGCCCACATCTCGCCACCGCCCGCGTTTGTCCCTGTGGACTTGGCAACGATCAAGGAACGTACTCGTTCAGCGTGGGGTTTGGATTACGCCACAATCCTGACCGAGGCGGCAGTGACTTATGCGGACACAACGCTGACCGCGCCAGAAGTATTGACCGAGATCGCTGACACGCTAACCGCTTAGGAGTTATCTGATGGCTTCTGCACAGTGGTTGTTGAACGACACAAGCGTTGCTAATGGTGCGTATTGGACGGCTGAATCTGGCAGTTCGTACAAACTTAAAAACATTTTCGCCGCAACCGTTAACCGCGTTACTTCATCGCCAACGCCTTACGAGGGTGCGGGTTGCTATCGTCCCCCGAACGATACTGCTAACTTGTACGAAATCACTGACTCATCAAACAATTCACTTACCGGCAACACTTACTATTTTGATAGTTACGTTTACACGCGAAGTTCACCAACCGATGCAATGCTGCTTCTCATCACTGGTAACAACACTGATTTTGAGTATTCTTGGGTTTTAATAAAAAACGATGGAACACTTGAAATAAAAACTTATGACACGGTAAATGAAAACCTTGTTAGAACAGCATCTTCTAGTGGCGCGTGTCCGGACAATGAGTGGTTCAGGGTTCAAGTCAAAGCAACCGCTGCCGGTATCACTGAAACAAAACTGTTTAAGGGCACAAACATAAATGGCACGACTGCGGACACAACTCTAACTTTTACCGCTGCATACAGTTCATTTGACATTCTTTACGGTGGCTCCAGTAACGGTGAAACTGCTGGGGCGGCTGTTGACAACATCAAGTTTGATAACGCCGCTTACCCAACGCGCGGTACTGCTCACACAGCGTCAGCAACAGCAACCGCAACCGCGACTGGCACCGCGGCAATGTCTAACGCTAGGACGTTGCAGGCCACTGCCGCGGGTACCGCTACGGGTACGGCTGCTGCCTCTAACCAACGCACGTTGGCTGCTAGTGCCAGCGTTACGGCTTCTGGTACGGCTGCTATGTCGAGCACGCAGGCAATGTCTGCGAGTGGCAGTGTTACCGCTTCTGGTACGGCTGCTGCCGATGTTACGTCTGTGGTCACTGTTGATGCTTCTGCCACGGTCACGGCTTCTGGTACTGCATCGATGGCGAGCACGCAGGCAATGTCTGCGAGCGCCACGATCACCGCGACTGGTACCGCTGACGGCAGTATCCGCCCATTGGTTACTGTTGATGGCGCGGGCACGATCACCGCGACTGGCGCAACGACTTTCAACAAGTCGCAGGCTTTGGCTGCGAGTGCGAGTGCGACTGCGAGTGCGACGGCTTCACTTATCGCGGTCACAACTATTGATGCCACTGCGAGTGTGACCGCGACCGCGACCGCAACATTGTTGATCACTACACCAGGCAGCCTTTATGGCAACGCCGCGAAGGTGGCTGGTCTTTACGGTTCGAGCACTAAACCTACTTTGACAACGAGGAGCTGACGATGCCGGTTTACGCAGGGGCTTCTGGTGTGAGCGGATACATCCGTTTGACGTTGAGCATTTACAACAGCGCGGGCACACTGCAAAACGCTACCGCTGTTGTTGCCACTGTCATCCTGCCCGATGGCACCACGGCAACGCCGTCCATTACTAACAGTGGCGCGGGCCTGTACCACTTTGATTACACGCCGTCCAGTGTTGGTCACTACGGTGTGTATTGGGTGGCCACTGGCACGAACGCCGGCACCCTTGAGGAATCGTTCAACGTTGATGACTTGACGATCTCACCGCCCCTGCCTTTGTCCCAGGTGAAGTCGCACCTGAACATTGTGGAGTCCAGCGTTGTTGACGACGACGAGCTGCGTGCCTACATCTTGGCCGCCACTGGGTTGATTGAGGGCGTGGTCGGGCCATTGTCTCGCAGGACTGTTACCGCGGAAACGCACAATGGTGGTCGCACCACTGTGTTGTTGAAGCAGGCACCGATCATCTCAATCACGTCGTGCCTTGAGAATGGGAGCGCCTTGCCCTCCACGTCTTATTCTGTGGACAATGAGTCAGGTGTGCTGACGCGCACCAGTGGGTACACGGTTTACACGTGGGGTGGTGACGTGGACTTCGCTAACTTTAACAACATTAGTGTGACCTATGTTGCTGGTCGATCAATCATCCCCGCCGATCTTGCGCACGCTGTCCTTGAGCTGGTGCGCCACCTGTGGACAACACAGCGTGGGTCTATTCGCCGATCAGGCACCGATGACTACGTACCTGGTTCGGGCTTCTCAATGCCTAACCGTGTGCGTGAAATGTTGAACCGCTACCAGCAGGTGAATTAACATGGCTGGCACACGAGCCTTTGACCTGATTGATTACGTTGTTACTAGCCTGCAGGCCGGCACTGGATTGTGCCCCCCTGGTGGGCTGAGCATCCCTGTGTATGACGGGCCAGCGAGCACGCAGTATGACCCGCCTGTGTACGTCATTGTGGGGGGTTATGGCTTCGCCGATGAGGACGAGGTTCCTGAGACAACGGTTGACGCACAGTGGGCTTCGTTGCCCATTGGCGCAGGGCACCGTTCAGAGACCGTCAGCGTGCCCTGTGCGGTCGTAGCGTGGTCTGGCAGTCAGGTATTCAGCACTACGCGTGGACAGGCTGAGATCGCCTTTGACGCCGTCTCAGCGGTACTTATGACCAAGGCCACGTGGGATGGCTTGAGCAACATTGACCAAATCATTATGACGAATGTGCGCATGACGCAAACGGCAACAGACCTGGGTATTCAGGTGATGATGACGTTTGACGTCGATGCCACGTTCCGTGTGTAAGGACCGCAATTGAGTGTGCCGCTGCCCAGTGGCCAAACAGTATCAAGGAGTGTGCATGGCACGCGTGCGTTTAATCGCTAATGAGCCACGGTTCATCCCACTGATTCAGCGCCTCATTGAGGTTGATGAAGCGTTTGAGGTGGATGACAAGTTGTTCGCTGAACGCGCGTGGCCTGAAGACACGTTTGAGGTACTAACCGACATCAAGAAAGAAGAGGAATAAATCATGGGTTTCGCATCAGGTTTGGTGTCGCAGCTTGGCTGGGCAGTTGAAACCACTGCCGGTACCGCTGTCACCGTTAGCAAGTTCCAGCCCCACATCAGTGAGGGCGTACAGTTTGAGGTTAACCGCGCACAAGGTGAAGGCCTGCATGGGTCCACTAATGGTGTGGCTTTGCTGTCGCGCCACGTGCTGACCACGAAGTCTGTGTCTGGTGACTTTGAGGTTGAGTTGACTGACAAGTCTTTGGGCACGTTGTGGCGTGCAGCTCTTGGTTCAACGACCACTCCGAGCACGTTGACCACTGGTGTGTACCAGTCAGTGTTCCAGCCAGGCGATCAGAAGTCTGCTGGCTCATCGTTGACCCTGCAGGTTGGCCGGCCACAAACTGATGGCACCGTGAAGCCGTTCACGTGGAATGGTGTGAAGATTAGTGGCTTTGAGTTCGGTGGCAACGTCATCGATCCAGTTACCGTCAAGTTTGATATTGATGGCTGGACACAAACCACTGCCACTGCCCTTGCCACTGCGTCGTATTCCACGACGCAGGAGCAGTTCACTGGTGCACAACTGACTGTCGCCATTGGTGGCACCGCATCTACGACCGGCAGTGTTGTCAGCATCAGTGGTTCAACCGCGCTTACTGGTGTGACGTCAGCCACGATCAAGGGTGAGAACCCATTGGCCACTGACCGCTACTACGCCAACGCCTCGGGCATTAAGGCCGAGCAACTGGTCAACGGTTTGCGCACCTATGAAGTCGAGCTTGAAGTTGACTTCATTAGCCAGGCCACGCTGTATGACCTTTACGTTGCCAACACAACCACTGCCCTCAAGCTCACGTGGGCAACTGCCACGTCACTAACTGGTAGCAACAATCCTACCCTTGAGGTCATCATCCCCGCGGCGAAGATCACGAAGGCTGAAGTCAACGCTGAAGGCCCAGATGTGCTTGCACAAAAGGTCACTTTTACTGCCCTGTATGACGGCACGAATGCGCCGTTCCAAATCCGCACCGTCAACACTGACGCTGCACTGTAACTAGAAGGCTGGGACCAAATGAACATCACCATCGCTGGTGTGAAGTATGAGTTCGATTCTGAAAAGTTGATGCTCTCTGAGGCTCGCTCCATTGAGAAGGTTTGCGGGTGCACATTCCAGGAATGGAGTGAACGCCTGCAAGCCGGCTCAATGGAGGCCTTGGCGGCTTTGGTGTGGATTGTGCAAAAGCGCACGAACCCTGAGCTGCGTTTCAGTGAGGTTGACTTTGAGATTGGTTCGGTTGAGATCGATGAGGACGAAGTGGACGAAGCAAACCCCACGGTGCCCTCATCGGATACGACCGACTGAGGGCTCAATACGAACCATTGTTCGGGCACCTGTTTGGTTTGCATCCTTGGGATGTGGACCGTTTAACCGTTGGCCAGTTCGAGGCATACAAGTCGTTCGCCGATTCGTGGCGCAAAAGTCAGGAAGGATGATCAGTGGCAACCTCCAACCTGATGCTGAAAATCTTGGCGGTCGATAAGGCTTCTGGGACGCTGGGCAAAATCGGTGGCTCAATGGGTGGACTGGGTAAGAAGGCTGGCGCGATGGGCGCTGCGCTCGGTGCCGCTTTGTCGGTCGGCGCCGTAACAAAGTTCGCTGGTGATTCAGTCAAGGCGTTTGAGACCACTGGTAAAGAAACACTGAAACTGCAACGGTACATGGGTGGCACAGCTGAGGAAGCCTCTCGCCTCGGTCACGCTTTCGCCATGTCAGGTATTGATTCGGAAACCTCTGCAAAAAACATTGGTATTTTGTCTAAGAAACTTGTCGCTAACGACAAGGCCGTTAAGGGCATGGGCGTTTCTTATCGTGACGCTAACGGCAAACTAAAGCCGATGGACAAAATCCTGCCAGGCATTGCGGACAAGTTTCAGAAAATGGCAAACGGTCCTGAGAAGACTGCTTTGGCCTTGAAGTTGTTTGGCAAGGGTGGCGCAACAATGATTCCTATGCTGAACAAGGGTTCGGCTGGGTTGAAGGCTATGGCCGCGGAGTCAGACAAACTTGGCACCACGCTTTCGGGTAAGGACCTGGAGGCTGTGAAACAGTCCACGATCAACAAGCGCAAAATGGCCGCAGCGGTTAAAGGATTGCAGATTGCCATTGGCAAGAACCTGTTACCCATCATTCAGAAAATGGTGACGTGGTTCACCGAGCGCATCGTGCCCGCCATTGGCAGGGTTATCGCCCTCATCGAGAAGAACAAAGACAAGCTCATTCCTTTGGGTAAGGCTTTTGAGGACTTGGGTAAGTTCATTGGTGACAAGGTTGTTCCAGCGGTCGCCACTTTTGGTGGGTGGCTGGTGAAGTACCAGGGCTGGTTGATTCCTATCGCTGGTGGTGTGCTGGCCATTGTTGCTGCGTTGAAGATTTATGCAATCTATGTGCGCATTGTCGCAGCTGTGACTAAGGCTTGGGCTGCGGTCCAGGCGGCGTTAAATGTTGTGATGAGTGCTAACCCTCTTGGGTTGATTATTTTGGCGGTCATTGGTTTGGTCGCTGCTTTTGTCATTGCCTACAAGCGCAGTGAGAAGTTTCGCAGTGTTGTCGATGGTGCGTTCCGCGCCATTAAGACTGTTGTGATGAACGTGGTTAACTTCCTTAAGCCATTTATCACGACCGCGTTCAGTGTGCTAAAAACTGTGTTCACTGTTTACTTCAACATTTACAAGACTGTGTTCACTGTTGCTTTCCGCATTATCAAGGCTGTTGTGGTGACCGCGTTCAACGCGATCAAGACCGCTGTGCTGTTTGTATTCAATGCCCTGAAAACAGTGTTCACTTTCTACCTCGGTATTTACAAGGCAATCATTAGTGGTGCGATCAGGGTCATCAAGACTGTGTGGTCCGCTGGGTTCAACTTCTTCAAGACCAAAGTTGTGGGCACATTCAACGGGATTAAGACCACGATCAGTAACGCCCTGGGCACCGTGTGGGGTTTCATCACTGACCTGAAAACAAAGATCACTGGCATTGGCTCGAACCTGTGGGATGGCTTGAAGACTGGCCTGACATCGGTTATTGGGTTCCTGCGTGATGGTCTCAATACTTTGATTGGTTTGTTCAACAAGCCCATTCAGTTCTTTAACGACAACAACGGGCCACTGCCTAACATCCCATTGATTCCAAACATCCCAGCATTGGCTATGGGTGGCATCGTCACGCGCCCAACACTGGCCCTCATTGGTGAGGCTGGCCCCGAAGCTGTCGTGCCACTGAGCGGTGCTGGTGCCCGTGGCTTCGGTGGTGGCACCACAATCATTGTAAACACTGGTCAATCCATCAGCTCGAAGGATGACATTGCACGCGAGATCAGGAAGATCATGCGTGAGGGTGCTCAGCGTGGGGCTGTGCCCGCGGCCTGGAACGTGGCGTAATGGCAACGGGACTGCCTGACTCCACGACCATCGAGATTGAATTCACTGACGGTGTGTGGACCGATGTCACAAGCCTGGTCAATGTTGGTGCTGGTGCGATCACCCGCAAGGTGGGCCGCTCCACACAACTTGACACGATCAGTGCTGGGTCGTTGTCGTTTACCCTCGATAACCCGACTGGCACGTTCACACCAGATAACCCTTTGAGCACGTACTACCCGAACGTCGTTGAGGGTAAGCGTGTGCGGTGGAAGGTCACCGAGGCTGCGACAACGTACACGCGGTTTACTGGTTACATCACGCAGTGGGTCCCTGAGATTGATGGTGCGTCAGCGTCCGTTGTCAACGTCAATGCCACTGATGCGCTTGGTCACTTGTCCACGCGCCAGGTGTGGGGTCTGCCTGAGACCGAGATGCGCTACGACTCGCCCATTGTTTACTACACGCTTGATCACCCTAGTGACTCGTACTATGTGCCGTTCTATTCAGCTGTCGGTGGGCCATCCTTGCGCTATCAGAAAGCCCCCGTCGGTGGCTCGCTGGCTTTGAGCAGTGGCGTTGGTGCACCCTACGATGGACTGGCCTGCCCCACCTGGACTATGGACACAAACAGTGCGCCATACCTTTACGCCACAAACGCTAACGCCTCTGATCTGTCCACGTTCAGCATTGAATTGTTAGCCAAAATGGTTGTTGATACCACGCCAGGTTCTAATGATCTGGGTTTGCTTAAACTTGGTGACCTTTCAATCTATTACAACTATGGCACTGGTGAATTGGTTGTTGTTGATGGTGCAACTATTCGCCTGTCTTACGCCGTTGACCTATTCGGTGCGCAACATTTAATCAGCATGAGCTCCACGCCTAGTGGTTCTAATCTTTACATTGATGGTGCACAGGTTGATTCCGGCACCACGTTTACCACAATTCCTAAAGGTCGCACCTTGGTTGTTGGTGCGGCTTACTTGCCTGGCTGGGCTTATTACAATGGCGAGATAAGCCACGTTGCAATCTATGACAAAGAGTTGGCCTACACCGCGATGCTGTTCCACGCCCTTGGCGTTGACGCTTACTATGGCGAAACAATCGCAACAGCTCTCGACGCCGTGGCCCGCTGGTCTGGTGTATCGATCACACACGAGGGTTCAGGTAGTCCACAACTTGTTGACGCCATTGACACAACCGATAAGAAGGCCCTTGACGCTTTGGCCTTGCTGAGTTCTGGTGATGGTGGCGTGCTGTATGACAATGGCTCTGGGCTGTATGCCCGCATCGGTTCAGAATTAAAGTCATCAACGGTTAAGTTGTCATTGGATGTTGAGGCTGACCTGAATGGGTCTGTCACGTTAACGCGCTCAATCACTGATGAAACTGCTGGCGCGACGGTTAGTTCCTATTCGCAGTCAGCTACCTACGTTGACGCGGAGCAAGCGGCATCCATTGGCACCTACGCCAGTGCTGACGCACCTAACCTGTCCGCAGTTGAGTTGCTGGCCATTGCGTCAAACATTGTGGCCGTGGCCAACAACAAGCGACTGTCCGCTGGCCAGGCAACACTCGACCTGGCTAACTGCAACACAGATAAATACGCGGACACGTTGACGTTGAAGATTGGTGACAGGGTTCGCCTAACCAATCTGATCAGCACACAGTTTGGGCGCACCTACCTTGACACCTATGTGCAGGGCTGGTCCGAGTCCTTGAACGCACAGGGCTACACATTCACCTTTGACCTTGATGCCGCTGATGTGCCATCTGAGGCCAAGTTTGATGATGCCACGTATGGACGTTTTGCCGCTGGTGATGGTGTGCTCACATTGACTTCAACTATCACAAGTACTGCCACATCGATCTCTGTGACTTCCACAGGGTTGCCATTGACTGTGACATCTGGGTCTTACCCATTAGACCTTGACCTTAATGGTGAGCGCATCACTGTTGCCTCGGCACCAGCATCCGCAACGTCCCCACAAACTTTGACCGTGACCCGTGGTGTGGCACCGAGCATTGCTCGTGCACACACAGCTGGTGCAGCGGTTGAGGTTTACCTGGCCGGCAAGTTCGCACTCTAACTAGGAGCACCACTCATGGCAGTACCATCGCAGGGAACCGTTGCAGTAGGGGACAAGATCACTGCTTCGCTTTGGAATGATGATGTGCGTGACGCTGTCAACTTTCTGATCAGTCCACCGCGCGTGAAGGTTTACAAGACTGCTAACCAATCTATTGGAACGTCTGGCTGGGCCTGCCTGACGTGGGACGCTGAAGCCTTCGACACTGACACAATGCACGACAACGCGACCGCGAACTCGCGGATCACTTTTACTACAGCCGGCACATACCTGATCACGTTGAATTGTTTTTGGGCAAACAACGCGACTGGTTTGCGTAACCACAAAATAGAATTAAACGGCACAACCACTGAGGGCTCGGGCACTGACATCATTGAGCCTTTTGCTATTGCCCCTGTTGCTGCAACTCACAGCGGTGCAAACATCAGTTTTATTGAAACCTTTGCGGCTAACGATTACATCAATGTTTTTGTTTGGCAAAACAGTGGTGGCGCATTGAACCTGGCTGGCGTCAGTGAGTCACACTCGTCGTTGTCTGCTAATTGGATCGCTTCATAAACCATGAATAATAGAGGGGAAGCGACAATCATGATGAGTGTGGTGGGGGCATTGGCCGCGGGTTCACCATTGGTCGCTGGCGTTGTGCTGACCAGTGACAACGTTGCTGGTGGCGCCATGTTCGTTGTCGCCCTTGTTGTTGGACTGATCAGCATTGGCACTGGTGTGGGCAAACTGTACGCGCGACTGAAGGCACAGGTCGCCGCGAGTATTCGCCGCGATGAGTTGCTTGACGAGATCGTTTCCCGCATGGACCGCATTGAGGTTCGACAGATAGAGATACAGAAAAGGCTTGACCAGCCTCATTGACCGGCAGGCCAGTCAAGGCTGGTCCCCCTTTGACACTTCACCGTGTCCTGGCCTGCCTCATTTTGCACGACCAATCAATCACATCGATGAAGGGATCACTCATGCCTGCATGGGTTCGTTCAGCATTAACTACGTTCATTGTCACGTTCATTGGCCTTGTGCCTGTGACCGCTCTCGTGGGTGGGGACACCACGTGGATCACAGCTGCCGCCACAGCAGCGGTCCTAGCCACACTGCGCACCATTGTCGCAGCCATCGACCCTGGCAATACTTCCTACGGCATCGGTGCCCCTGTTGATGTCCCCGAGTTGGACAGCGTTCAAGACGACGCACCCATTGAGGGCGAGTAATGGCCTGGCACCTTGCACCATCACTGGTGCAACTACGCAACGAGGTTAATGCTCGCTGGCCACGCAGGCCCAAGGGCAGTGACGGCACCGTGGGTGACACCTCGCACTCGGCCCGAACCAGTGACCATAACCCCAACGCTCGCAACAGTGTGAACGCCTTTGACATTACTTACCCAGGTGTTGACCCGAAGGTGATCATTGCCGCGGTGGCTAAGCACCCTGCTGGTAACTATGTCATCTTCAATCGCAAGATTTACAGGCGCAACAATGGGTGGAAGGCTGAACCGTACAGTGGTGCCAGCCCTCACACAACACACCTGCACGTGAGCATTTTGCAGACCGTGGCTGCCGAGCAGTCCAAGGCTAAGTGGCTGGCCACCGCCCCTGTGAGGCCTGTGCGTAAGCCATTGCCGGCCTACCCAGGCAAGTCCGCGTTCCAGGTTCGTGACACGGGCGAGCACATCAAAGTTGTGCAACGCGGCGTGGGCAACAAGGCCACTGGTGTGATGAGTGTTGCCGACAAAAACAAGGTGAAGTCTTTCCAACGTGTGCGACCATTGTTGTGGCCCGCTGATGGTGTTGTCGGACCAAAGACATACAAGGCATTGGCCGGCACCAAAGCAAACAAGCTCATTTACAAGTAGGACCTAGTGCTCGATGAGAGTGGGACTGTATGTCTTTACGTGATGATCTGCGAGACGATACAAACAAACCACCGTGGCAAATCTGCGGAGTGCGCTGGGCCTTAAGCCTGGCCACTGGCCCTGACCTGATGGCACTTGAGTCCGCGATTGAGGGGACCTTAAGTGGGGACAAGATCGCGCTGGCTGTGCGTGATCACCTGAACCTGTCCATTAGTGGTGAGTCGGTTCGCCGGCATCGCCGTGGATCGTGCCGGTGCCCACGATGAGTCTTGCCGATGAGTTGAACAAGGCCAGTAAGAGTGCCCGCATCCTGACCCTTGACATTGAGACCGCACCAATGCTGGTGCACTCGTGGGGATTATGGAATCAAAACCACAGCATCAACCAGATCGTTGACCCAGGCAGAGTCCTATGCTTCGCCGGCAAATGGTACGACGAAAAGAAAGTCCACTTCTACAGTGAGCACCACAACACTCACGAGGAAATGGTCAAGGCCGCGTGGACCATGCTCGATGAGTGCGACATCCTCGTGACCTACAACGGGCCAAGCTTTGACGTCAAGCACCTGCAACGTGAGTTCGTCCTGGCTGGGATGAGTCCACCATCAAAGTTTGAGAACGTTGATCTGCTCAAGGTGGCGCGTGGGCAGTTCAAGTTCCCTAGCAACAAGCTCGACTACGTGGCACAGGCCCTCGGCTTGGGTAGCAAGTTGGCCCATGAAGGTCAAGCCCTGTGGACTGCGTGCCTAGCAGGGGATGACAAAGCGTGGGCACGAATGCGCCGATACAACAAACAGGACGTCATCCTGACTGAGGCCTTGTATGACCGCATGGGTGGCTGGATTAAGTCTCACCCACACATGGGCCTATTCACCCACCAGGCACGCTCCTGCTTCCGCTGTGGGGGCACAGCCCTGACCGCTAATGGTGTGACACGTTCCGCGTCCACAGCGTTCGCCTCATTCACCTGCGATGCGTGTGGTGCACAGTCGCGGGCCAGCACCCGCAAACATGGTGTGACCATGCGTGGTGTGCGATGACTCGACCACGCCTAGTCAAGATCAGTCCCTACACGTGGTCAATCAAGTGGTCACGGCACGAGGTCCTGAAGCATCACCCCAACGGGGATGCCTGCGGTGCCTGCGACATGGAGTCAATGAGCATTGCTGTCGATCCTGGTAGGCATGAGGATTATGCGCGGGCCACACTCCTGCACGAAATCCTGCACGCCTGCATCCGCAGCTCGGACCCCACGCTCGATGACGAGCATGAGGAAACCGTGGTCGCCGCGATGACTGGACCACTACTGTCCATGCTCAGGGATAACCCTGACGTGCTGGACTACCTGATGGACGACGCATGATCTGGGTGTCGTTCCTGTTGGCCGCGGGCAGTATCGCTGGGCTGTATTTTGTGAAACGTAACCCCCGCGTTGGTTGGGGTTGGTGTCTGATCATGGAAGTACCATGGGTGATCTACGCGCTCAGCATTGGTCAGCCAGCATTGGCCGTGTTGTGCGCGTTCTACGCAGCCGTTTACGCCAACAACTTGCGAGGGACTAAATGAAAAACATCATTGATTGTGTGCCTGATTTATCTGAGGCCGTGGACTATCGACCGATGATCACACATGAGTGTGTGTGTGGCTCACCACTGTTCAGGGTGATCTGCGCATTCGCCGACAACGAGATCGCCCAATACTTCCTAGACATGGAGTGCATCGCTTGCGGGTCCAGGTATCACGCACCCACATTGGCCGATGACAATGAGTGACTACGTGGGTGATGGTGGCCCGATCATTGGCCGGCCAGCAGAAGTCTTGGTCCCCGAGGCTGACATCGCTGGGCTAATGGCTGTGCGTGGCTCGGCCTACGGCAGTCCGCTGATCAATCATCAGCGCATCGCTGACTTGTGGTCCGCCTATCTGCGTACTGAGATTAAGCCTGAGCAGGCCGCGATGATGATGGCCCTGCTCAAGGTTGCACGCCTGATTCAATCCCCTGACCACGCGGATTCCATTCACGACCTCGCCGGTTACGTCGAGGTGTACCGCCAGATCATTAACGAGGGGCAGTAACTAGCGCGACTTCATGATGAAGTCCGTGAGGGCGAGGCGCATCACTTCACTGACACTGAGCCCTGTCTGTTCACCGATCTCACGCAACGCATCCCAAATGTCATCGTTGAGGCGAACACTACGGTGCGGGGTTTTGGGTTGATTCGCCATTAGGCAATCCTACCTGCACGCCTAATAGGTGGTGTCTTTGACATCTCAACACCAAATGACTCGCCACACTTAGGGCACTGATACCACGACGACATTGTTCCCATCACCAGCTCAAAGCGGCGCGGGCGTTCACACTCACCGCACTGCGTCCTGATCGTAAACTTCATGGCTTGCCTCCCCATCCTTCACCCTTGAACGACACACCAGGCGCCGAGTAAATACGTGTCAATGATTCCTTGCACGTGTAGCACGTTCGCTGTTCGTCACGTTGCTCAACTGGTACGCGCAAGATCGTAGTGTGTTCGCACCCACATCGATACTCATAGGTCACTGGCATGGTTCCTCCAAAGGTCAAACACTAAGCCCCCTCACCGACATGGTGAGGGGGCGTTGTTGTGTGTCTAGGACTCGTCCTGAACGATCACAAGTTCACACGTATTCATCCACAGATTGAGCACATGGATTAGGTCTTTGTGCCCCTGCTCGTCACGCATCCAGTGATCAAACTGATCATGCAACGCGGTGATCAAACGTGCCACGTCGTTGCTCGTCGGGTTGTCCTCGGCGATCTGCTCGCAGTTCTCGAAGGCTTGGCGCAGGTAGGTGATGATTGCTTTGTCGCCCATGGTGGTGTTCATTGTTTTCTCCTTGTATTTGCGTTGATTAGGCTGATGCGATGTGGTCGAAGAATACGAAGGTGTTGTCGCTGGCGTAAGCGCTGGCGATTGGTTCAACGATTGAGCGAGTTGGGCCAGCAATCCAGGTGACATAGATTGCGTCAAATTCGCTGCCACGGTGGGTGGTGATGCTGAAGCGTTGTGCTGGGAATGCGGTCTTCAGCTCGGTGCGGATTTGCTGGGCAGTGGCTTTGGCGGTCATTGTGTGCTCCTTGTGTCTGGGCTGTTGGGATAAACCTAGTCTGGGTGTCCCACACCTGTCAACACTTCTGCCAAATAAAGTTTCTTGAGTGTGTCGCACACCTACAGCCCACGCCTAGTCAGGCACAGCAACAGCCCTCAGAGGGCACAGGAGGCGATCTGAGCCACTAACACGCGACACGCCGTCCATTAGGCACACATCCCTCAGTGTCCTTGCACGCGGTCACAGGGTAGGTCTATGGTCAATCACGTCAGCCCAGCACAACCATCGGAGGAAACAATGAGTTACATCATCCACCCGCGGAACATCGCGGTCTCACAGCTCCTGGACGAAGGCGACGGCATCAACCAAGCCATCGTCATGATCGATCACCGCACCAATGACCCCTACATCGTGCACCTCAACGATGAGCAAGCCAGCGACCTTTACTACCAACTTCAGCGCATCCGCAACCTCAGTGTGCAGGCCGCACTCATGGACGTCAACGCTGAAGCCATGCGCATCATTCAAGGCAACGTGTTTGGGGACTTCTCATGACCGCGGACACCATCACCATCCTGCTCATGGTCGTTGCATCATCAGGCATGGCCTACTTCGCTGGCTACGTCAGCGCACTGCAAGACGAACAACAACGCAGGAAGGCTGGTAAGCGATGACGTGGCACAACCGCGCGGCGTGCGCCGGATACCAAGACCCCGACGCGTTTGTACCGAAGAGGCACACCGAACGCGAGCAATTACGCGAAACGATCGCAGCTCGAAGCATCTGCGCTGGTTGCCCTGTCAGTGACCAGTGCTTGACTGATGCCATTAAAGAGCGTGACTTTTACACGGTGCGTGGTGGGACAGTGCCCATCGCCCGCGTGCCAGGTAAGAAGCAACAGCGACCACTACTACCAAGATCAGGGGAGGAAGCCATGTGGTTGTGGGAAGGTGGACTCGGACCTGAGCACATTGCCAAGGCAATGAACGTAAAGGTCGCCAGTGTTGAACGCGCGATCATGCGAGCCGGCATACAGATTCCGTGGACACAGATGGGCACAACTTTTGAGCGGGCCACAGCATGACCGCGCAATGGCCAGAAGGTGAAACCTACAACGCGGACTTCGAGGACGGTTGGAAAGTTGAACTACTCGCCGTGTACCTGCGCAACCGCATCGCACTGGAATCACCAGTGTGGCACTTCATGCCAATGGCCAAAGAAGCCTGGTACTTCATCAACAACGACAACAACAACGGAAGGCAATACGAATGACTGACATAGCTAGGGACCACTACGGCCGCCCACTCATCGTTCCACTCGGCGGCGGTAAGCCAGTCGGATACACACGCACCACCACCTACGTCAGTGCGCTTGAGGACACTTACAACCTTGAACAATGGAAGTGCCGACAAGTAGCCCTCGGCCTAGCCGCGCGATCAGACCTGCTTGCCCTCGTGCACTCACAAGGCGACGACAAAAAGGAAATGAATCGCATTGTCAAGGATGCACTCGAGGCATCCAACAGCTCTGGTGCGGCTAACCTTGGCACCGCAATCCACGGCATGACCGAACTTGTGGACGCAGGAGCCAGCGTTGACTCAATCCCCGCGGATCATCGAGCAGACATTGAGGCGTACCTGGACGCCACGAAAGACATCATGCACACGTGGATTGAAACCCTGACTGTGCTGGACTCACACAAAATCGCGGGCACACCAGACCGGATCAGCACACTGCCAACAGGTCAACGCGTAATCTTCGACCTGAAAACAGGGAGCATTGACTACGGCATCGGCAAGATTGCTATGCAACTCGCGGTCTATGCACACTCCGCGATCTACAACGTGGACACCTTTGAGCGCACAGCGCACAACGCAGACAAAACCATTGGCATTATCGCTCACCTACCCGCTGGCAGTGGCAAATGCGAACTCGTTGAAGTGGACCTTGTTGCTGGCTGGGAAGCAGTGCAGCTTGCGAAGGAAGTCCGCGAATGGCGCAGTCGCAAAGGCTTGAGCAAGCCTTATGTGGCACGCACCATTGTCCCTGAGCCTGTCCACGCACCCAGCGTTGATGCGATCATTGAACTGATCAACGCTTGCGACACCATCGATGCCCTTGAAGGTGTGTATGAACTACACATCGGTGAGTGGAAGAACGAGCACACAGCCGCCGCCGCTGAACGTAAAGCGCAGCTGACGGCATGACGGTTCTTGATTTAGAGGTTAAGTGCTACAGCGACGACGAGAACAGGCTTGCTGGTTGTGCAGTTGTCACAGACATTGACAACGGATACAGAGTCACAGTCGTTGTCGGTGATGGCACTGTTGTTGGCTTGCTTTGGAGCACTGTGATGCCTCCTGGCGAGGAAGTTTACGACTACTTTCTTACCTACGAAAATGAGATTAAGCAAGCGGCGCAAAGCATTTGGTCTGGCGGTCCGCAATGAGCAACGACCTGGCGGACATGATCCGCGCACGCTTCACACCATTTGCCTTCACGTGTGAGTGCGAAGGCACTGACCCAGAATGCTTCACCACGCGCCGAATGCCAACGATGATCGCCACCCACGAAACCATTGAGCGCATCGCCACCTTCATTGAGGACTACTACGCAATGAGTGCCGAATGAGCGCGTGGGATGTGAAAGGCACCGACGTAATCAAGAGCTGTAAACGGTGCAACGAACCAGTCTTCATTGTCCACACTGAGACACCAGGACCAATCCTGCGCGTCCCACTGGACATTGAACCAGTCAGTGGCCCAGCCGTAGGGTTAATGTTTGAGCACTGCGGTGACGGTTACTGGTTGGAAACAAAGGCAGTGCGACCTGGCATGGACGCAATCCACGTCACACACCACTGCCAACCACCTGCACGCTGCAAATGGTGCGAGCAGGTACACACAACAACAACAACAACAACGAGAAAGTAGGACCACAATGAGTGACATTCAATGGGACGAGTTCGGTGCAAGTGAATTCGTCAAGTTCAGTGCAGTAGGCGACACGATCAGTGGCAAGATCACGAACATCCGTATCGGCCAGGACTTCAACGGAAACCCCTGCCCCGTCCTCGACCTCGACACAGGTAACGGTTCACGAACAGTGACCGCTGGTCAAGCGAACCTGAAGTCACAGATCGTGCAGCTCCGACCAAGTGTCGGAGACAGCATTAGCATTACCTATGATCGGGATGAGAAGGCTGAGAAGGGCATGAAGAAGGTGTTCGCCATTAAGGTGGACGCCAACACGGCACCCTTCTAAATAAGACTTGTCGCGCTGGGCTGCGTTGACAAACGCCTCCCTGCTCTATTCTCCGGAGCAGGGGGGCACCACCCTCCCAGGTGAAAAGCCCACACAACTGAATAGCGCCGGCCTTGAAGTGGGGAAGACTGATAGGCCGGTGCACAGTGATAAGCAGCCCACGATCAAGGAGCCACAACATGAACACCGACCACATCCAAAACCTCACGGATACGCCCCTAACATTCACGCAGAAAGAACGCGACGAAATAGCGGTGCACCACTACCTGTCAACCATTGACCCGCAACACTGGTTTGAGCAGATCGCACCACGCCTTGATGAAGGCCGCAACAGTGAGCAATACCGCAAACTCAGTGCACCAGGCATACTCGCATCAACCGCGTTATGGTACGCCGATCAAGGCATAGCAGTGTTCCCACTGCAACCAAACACCAAGACACCAATGCCAGGCTCACGCGGGTTCAAAGACTCAACAACAAACCCCGAACAGATCAGTGCGTGGTGGAAAGATAACCCCACAGCAAACATCGGAATCCCAACAGGGCACAACTTTGATGTCCTAGACATTGACGGTGCAGTAGGTTTCGACAACCTACAGCTACTAGAGGTTGAACAACCCCTCGCCTACGTGATCACCCCGCGACCTGGTTTGCACATTTATCAACCAGTTGAGCAGGGCGCTGGCAACGCCGCCGGCATCCTCCCCGCCATTGACTACCGCGGGCTCGGTGGGTACGTCGTCGCACCACCATCAATCATCGATGGGCAACTGTACGAATGGGTGAAGCCACCACTGGCACTCCTGGCGCACATCAATGGCTGAAAAACTGACAGCCCGCCAACAAGCATTGAAGATCAAAGCTGAACAGCAGGCCAAAGCGAAACAGCCCACGGCACCAGCACCAGCAGTGACCAACGTGACCAACATTGACAATGCCCGCGACAGCAGGCACCAACGCTACTTTGATCAAGCGTTCGTCCGCATCATGGATGACTTCAACGCCAGTGCCGAAGGCACACGCAACGACGCACTCAACAAAGCAACATACGCCCTGGCACAAATCGTGGCCGGTGGGTGGCTACTACAAGGCCCAACAGTTACCACACTACGCTCCGCTGCCCTAGCCAAAGGGTTAGGTCAAGACGAAATTAGGCGCACCATGGACTCCGCGTGGGAAAAAGGGTGGCTACAACCACGACCAGCACCACCACAATCGCCCTACTACAGTGACGGCAACATCAACTTCACCTACGACCAACACACAGGCGAAATCGTTGAACAAACCACCAACACTGAACCAGCACTAACGCCAGAAGAATACGACAAGTTTTGGTCAGCGACCGAACAACTAGAAATCATTCACGCATCAGCTCGAGCCAGGCTCGTAGGTCCCTGGGCATTGCTCGGTGCATGTTTCACACGCATCAACGTCATGGTCCCATCCTTCGTCACCATCCCACCATTAACAGGTGGTCGAGCAAGCCTTAACCTATTCGTCGGGCTTGTTGGCCCATCAGGTGCAGGCAAAGGTGGTGCAACAGCGGCGGCAACAGACACCATTGACACAGGTGCAACATGGGAAGGCGGTGAATTTGGTCAACTTATGGTCAACCTGGGCAGTGGTGAAGGCATCATCCACGCATTCCGCAAACGCACCAAAGACGGTGACGAATGGAACACTCACGCCGTCGTGTTCAACGTTCAAGAAATTGACCTACTCACCGCCACAGCAACCAGGTCAGGGGCAACAATCCTGCCAGTGTTGCGATCAATGTGGAGTGGTGAACAGCTTGGCTTCCAAAACGCTGACCCCACGAGGCGCATACAAGTACCCCCACACGAATACAGGGCCAGCCTCCTAGTCGGAATCCAGCCACTACGAGCGGGAAGCCTGCTCGATGATGCTGACGGTGGCACACCCCAACGTTTCCTATTTGTGCCCACAGATGACCCTAATGCACCAGATCAGCCACCGATAAAGCCTGAGAAGATCAAGTGGCGTAAACCCTTGTTTGATTCCCTGCGTGACCCTTTTACTGGCACATACGACATTACCCTCCCAGAGGCCGTAGAATCGCTTGTAAGGGACCAACGCCTAGAGATGCTACGGAACCAAGCGGAAGGGTCTAAAAACGCTTCAGGGCACGACACACTGGCCAGAATCAAGTACGCAGCACACTTCGCCCTACTTGCTGGGCGCACAACCGTTACCGACGACGATTGGGACCTAGCCGGCACCCTCCACAAAATCAGTGTCCACACACGCGAAAACATCCAAACACAACTACGCCAACAAGCCCAACTCAAAGCCCACAAAGTTGCCATCGCCCGAGGAGCTGAAGCCAGCACCGTCAGCACCCGCATCGATGATGACTCAATGGGAGCAACGAAACACAAAATCAAGATTCTGCTCGGCAATGGGCCGCTCAAGATTTACGAAATCAAAAAGAAAATCACTCCCCGTTTACGCGAATACGTTCACCCAGCAGTGGACGAATTGCTAAATGAAAACACAATTAACCTTGTGGATAAAGTGTGCTCATTGGCCGTTAAATGATGGTGACGAATGGTGACGATCGTCACCAAGTGTCATTAAAAAAAAGGGACATAATGGTACAAATAGAAAAAAATAGTGTGCCCCTTAGGGGAAACCTCGTTTTAACGAGACACAGTGGTGACGATCGTCACCAATCGTCACCACTGTGGATAACCCCTAATGGATAGCCTCCAACAAGTCATCGACAAGCTCATAGACCTCAGCGTCAACCTCCTCTACGCGATCAGTGAAATCACAGCAATGCACCTCCCCGACAACGACCTGGGATGCTGCAAAGAATGCTTCCAATCGTGGCCATGCAAAACAGTGAACGCACTCACCGAAGCGTTTCGTGAACTGGACGACGACGATGAGTGATCAACCATGCACAGCCTGTGGACAGGAGTGGGGACAAGTTGATGCCACCCTGCCAAGTGGCGAGATTGTGACCTTGTGCACCACGTGTGCGACAATGGAAACATGAAGCTCACCTTCACCTTGCAGGGCACACCAGTGTCACAAGGGTCAATGGTGCGCACCTCATACGGAATGCGACACAGCAAACCAATGGCCATCAACGTGTTCAGGGACCAGGTGGCACAAGCAGTAGCAAAGACCGGCATCGATGAACTACCCCTAACAGGGGCACTCACAATGTCGGTCACATTTGTTTTACCCCGTCCCAAGTCCGCACCTAAGCGGAGAATCTGGCCAGAAGTAAAGCCAGACCTGGACAAACTCGTTCGCGCCCTGTGCGACGCCCTCACCCAATGCGGTGCCTGGGGCGATGACGCGCAGCTCATCCACCTAACAGCGACAAAGCGCTACGTGGGAACCAGTGACGTGCTCAACGTCCCTGGTGTGGTGGTTGACATTGGCCCTGTTGAAGTGGGCACCCTTGTCTGAAAAGAAACTAACCATCATCCTTGTTGTCATAACAGCGTTGCTGATCACAGGTATCTGGGCCGTTGAGTACCGTGACCGCGGCACAAGTGTTGTGCCGGCATCACCGATCAAGGCATCAGGCCCAGCGGTGGCGAAAGCCAAACCAGTGACCAAAGCGAAAGCCAAAGTTAAGCGCGTGAGCCGGTCACGCTCATACGGGTTCACTGCACCCCAGTCTGGCTCAAACCGGAGCATCGGCAGGAAGATGGCCGCGAAACATGGCTGGAATGGTGTGCAATGGGACTGCCTAAACAACCTTTGGCAAAAGGAATCAGGCTGGTCAACGCGCAGTAGCAACAGCTCAGGCACAGCGTGGGGAATACCACAAGCCCTACCAGGGTCAAAGATGAAATCAGCCGGCAGTGACTGGCGCACTAACCCTGCAACCCAAATCAAGTGGGGCATTGGGTACATCGATAACCGATACGGCACAGCCTGCAAAGCGTGGGGGCACTGGCAGTCCCATAACTGGTACTAGGGAGCACATCAATGATTGATGAGTCAACGAGCAAGTGCCTGGTCTGTGGCAAGGACTCTAAGCGCCTAGCGTGCGTTGAGTGTTTCGTCATCATGCACCGGCAGCTCGGTGAGATACCTGAGTATTACGCGCTGGCCAGTGGTGAGTACTGGTCGCAGGGTGTGAGCAATGGTGGTGGTGGGAGCAATGAGCGGTCGTTGGGCTTACGCGTTGAGGCCCTTGATGCTCGATCACCGCGGAACGCGATCAGTGCCCTTGAGGAATGGGAACGCGACTGGCGCGAAACCTTGGACGTCTTTGGCAACGATGAGCACGCAGTCAGGTCACAACGCTCACGTAAAGCCGGCGAATGGAATCGGTCTGACACACGAGACCTAATGGGCACCAGTCTTGTCGGGGTCACACGGTTCCTGCTAAAGCACCTAGACTCAGCGTGCCTGGAGCACCCTGCCATTGATGACTTCGCCCAAGAGCTGCACCAGATACATCGCAAGATCAAGGCCGCGGCTCGTGAGCCAAGCGAGCAGGTCAGCATCATCGAGTGCCCCGCGGACTTCAATGCTGGAATCTGCAAAACTGAATTGCGGTTGACCAAGGGCGACATTGAGTGCCCCCGTTGTGGCACAACCTGGGACCAGTCACGGTTGTTGATGGTCGCCAAGTCTGCCGGCACTAACACTTGGCAACCTGCTGGTGTGATCAGTGAGCACCTTGGTGTGCCACCAAGCACGCTGTCATCATGGGCTAGGCAGGGTCACGTGAAGCGCAAAGGAACGTCGTACTTGTGGTCATCGGTGGTGGCTCACCTTGAGGCTAGGGCCACCCACGTTGACACGGCTTGACATGGTATGAGATACTAGCGATTGACTACGGGACCATTGTGTCTAATAGTTAACGAAACCCACTAACCCTCCCCCGAGTTAGTGGGTTTTCGTATGCCCACCGAGGAGGTGGTGATCGTGTCGCCGATTGAACAAAACCGCTCAGAGCTTGTTGAAGCGTGGCTTGCTGCCGCGGTCTCATACAGCCAGCGAAAATCCGATGGACTTCCCATAGACGGCACACGGTCATACCTCGACTCGTTGATGGATGAATACCTTGAAACTGTTAGGGGTGCGTGATCGCTGCTCTCAGTTTCAACCTCATTGCTTTTTCATTTGTTGTATCTACCTTGGAGGCGTGACGTGGCAATCTCCCAGGTAACTGTCACTGGTACTTTTGTCGATTTCTCTGGTCAAGCGATGACTGGCCGAATCATTTTTACACCCACACCTACAGCTGTGAATGATTCTGGTGCGGATTTGGTTTACATGTCGCGACCAGTCTCAGTTTTGTTGACAACAGGTGGTCGCCTCAGCGTGGACTTAGCTGCAACTGATGACACAGACGGTAATCCTGTGGGCTTCACTTACACTGTGACAGAAGAGTTTGACAACTTTGCTGGTGGCCGGACTTATCCAATCTCGTTACCTGCTGCGAATTCACCTGTTGACCTTGCTGACATTTCGCCGGAGTCGTCGGCTAGTGCGGGAACTGTGGTGTGGGCTGGTATGCCTGTTGGTGGCACTGTCGGACAATTCATGGTCAAAACTGGTGTCGATAACTATGACGCTGGTTGGTCCACTATGGCTGACCAATATTTGCAAGGCACAGGTTTCCCTAATGGTGTTGTTACTGCTCCTGTTGGAAGTATTTACACCGACACTGCTGCCACCAATGGTGCGATTCGTTGGATTAAAGCCACTGGCTCAGGCAACACTGGTTGGCGGGTTGAGTATGGCGACACTGGTTGGCGCAACATTGTGGGCAGTATTTACGCTGGCCCAAGCCTTGCATCTAATTTCCCTACCGTTAATGCGTTGTATATGAGGCGCATTGGGATGGAAGTAAAATTTCGGTTCCGTGGAAACACAACAGGCGGGGCACTCGTTGGCACTGGTGCTGCTGCGGAAATGGCAGTTGACCTACCGGCTGGGTGGCGTTCCTTGGAATACGCGGTACTTGGTAGTGGTAAAGCAGTCCAAGCGGCCTCACTTGTTAGCACTAATTTATTGACCACTTTATCTCTCGTGACCGAACAACCGCCTATTCATCCATCAACGAGTTCTCTGTGGATAGCAGGCAATTTTTCAATAATGGTTGACTACACAACGGACGACGCTTGGCCAACAACCCTAATCGGCACCGCTGTCTAGGGGTATGTGATGGCTGCCAAGAACCTGGTCTATGTCGAAGAAGATGGACTTAAGGCATTGCAACGTGCGCAACAGCAATTGCAAAAGTCTGCTCAGTCCAAGGAATTAACTACGATGCTGAACAAGCGCATCAGGACTGCAGCTGAACCAATTAAGACTGACCTGAAGAATACTGCTGAGAAAATAACCTTTACCAGCACTTCACGTGCAGGTGCTACTAGGTCTAGGCGAAACAGAAAGAAAAACAAAAAATCTGGCAAATGGAAAAACGCAAAAGGTCTTCGCCAAGAAATGTCAACCGGAATTAAGATTCGTATTGACAAGGGCGCAAACAGTGCTGGTGTTCGAATACTAGAGGCCAATGCAAGTACCGAGGTTAATAAACTTGCTCGAGCGATTAACAGCAAAGGGCGAATACGTCACCCACTGTTCGGTGATAAGAACTACTGGTACATGACTAAGACTTCTAATGGCCAAGGCTGGTTTGATAATACTGGCCGGAGTCACTTGCCTAAAGTCACGGCTGACATCAACGCTGTTGTCGTTCAGTTCACTAACGAGATCGCACGCAAGATCAAGTGAGCATCACGTACAGGTCAGCAGCATGGAAGCGTGCCGCCGCCCAAGTACTTGCTGAGGAAACGATCTGTCATTTGTGTGGGCACCCTATTGACTTTGATGCACCAGCTCGAACGCGTTACTCACCGAGCGTTGATCACGTCGTGCCATTGAGTAAGGGCGGCGACATGCTTGCTCGCGAGAACCTACGTGCCGCGCACTTTGGCTGCAACAGCAGTAAGCGTGAAGGCCGCGGCTTAAAGAAGCCACGCACATCACGCATGTGGTGAGCACACATTTGCATTAACACACTTGCCCGACACCGAGAGGGGGGTGGGGGTGTTGATCGTGCGTGTGATGACGCGCCAC